CCATGCAGCTTTGCGCAGATCGAACAATCAAATATGAGTTGACGCATAGCTACTCCTGACTAGATCACCAATTGGATTAAGGCTGTCCTGATTGACCCACCAGCTGTCTTGCTGGCTATTCTTAAATTGCTTTTGCATGGCCGACTTCACCGGCAACCAACCAACAATGTAATACTCTGGCGATCGACCAACAACAAGAATTGCAACGTCCTCAATCCTGTCATTTGGATAGATGATAAGTGAGCCATTTATGTATGAAGTCCACTTGACTTCTATGCCTTTGCCTACGTCAGCATTGCGTTTTCCATTTGACACGTTTATGTCATAATCAAGACCAAAGTACCGGGCGACAACCATTTCAGCGCCAAGAGATTCTGCGTATTCTGTAACGCGTTCATGGTTGTTTAGCTTGCTGTTATATCGCTGGACTGTGCTCAGATCATCTAACGAAAACACAACCTGAGCTGCTCGATTGTGAATTGCCCATTCATCAGCTGCTGTTATTTTCATTTTTATATTCATTTTTTTTGGCATTCCAGACAAATCCATAAAATGCCGTAATCATCTCGTCCGCCTAGTTTTGACGCATAGTGTTGGCCTTTGTCGCACCATTCGATTGCCGGCGGCGTAACTTCATCTCGCAGCTCTGTGCCGTCTTTGTCAATGCGCAAGCGAGCACCTGTGTTTAGGTTGATCATCTCAAAGTCGCCCATGACTATACCTGTGGCTTCCACTGACCGTCGCTGGCCAATACGAACCAACGCGGTGGACATTGCTTGGCCTTAGTTTTCTCGACGCACATGTAACCGCCCCAAGCCTTGCCAGCCTTGTCGCCAGATCGCCAGATCATGTGGCCATGAACGCAAATTGGCGCAGCTGCTATTTGCTGGCCACCTAGCTGTGATTTAATTTGCTCGATTGCCGCAGCTGCTGGCACTAAATCCTCGCTGATTGAGGTTGCCCACAAATCAACGTCGTCAGCGCTCTGTCGTACAATTTGCACGTCGATCTGCTCAACCTGACGCATGTTTTCCTGCGTTGGCCTTGCGTCTGTTCCCAAGACCAGCCCGGCACAACGTCCTATTGCAGAAGTTACAGTGTCCTCAACGAACCATTTTTTCATGTTGACGTTATAGGTAGCAACGTTGCCAAATGCGTAGTCAATGCCTGCTGGCTGATCGTCCTCGTATTTTTTATAGATACGGCACTCGACCAATATGTAGCCCTTGGTTATGTCGACGTCAATGATTGACGTGTGGATTTTTCCTGTTGGATAAGTTGCCCAGAAACGCTTAATTCTTTCGGCAACGCCTTCATAATTTTCTAGGAAGCTCATAGTCGTGCGCTCCTTTTGCTACCAGCAATCTTGCCGCGTACATAGCCGACTCGATTGCCCTCGCGTAGTCCTAAGCTATAACCACCTGCAAAGCCAAGCAAGATCCCAATGACGATCCACATGGCTACTTCACCTGTTGTCCACATAATTGCTCCCGTTCAGGAAGCTACTGTGCTTCGCTCCCGTAATAAAAGAATGAAGCAAAGTGCTGACAAGGTCAAGGATTAGGCGTAATTTTGGGCGTGTCGCTATCTGTTTTGTCTTTAAGTCCGTTGGAAGCAAGGACGCCGCCCAATGATCCCGTTAAGAAAATTGCCAGCGTTTTAAGCAAGTCAATAAAAGCTGCGTCGTTTGGAGCTTGTGTTGCAACTGGTTGAGTCACAAAGATCAGCGCATAGGTTATGCCTAGTGTAACAATTAAAAAAACAACCGACAAAGTCATGCCAATAAATAAAATTAACCTGGCTTTTATTTCCTCAGGCGATAAGCGCTTTTGGGATCTACGGTGATTTTGGTTGTGGCTTAACAATGTCTCCAAGTAGGTCCTCTGTGCAGACGCCTTGGGCTTCGCACCTTGGTCGTTGGCATTCATCATTTTCCCAATTCTCAAATAGTTGGCAGGGATAGCGTGTGTAGCCCTGATAACCGCAAGACGACAAAGCCAGCGATAGGCATACCGCCAGCGTTGCCGCTTGCAGTTTTTGGATCACTTGCGACCATAAACCTTGTCATTTGGATTTAACCAGCGCATAAGTACTGGCACGACAGCTGCGATACCGGCAGATAAAATTGCGTGTGGATCTGTTACACCTGCCATGTAGACTGCAAGACTTGCTGCAATAAATGATCTTGCATAACTGGCTATCATTGGTTTTAATTCGTTCATTTTTTCTCCTTGACAGCCGTTTTAGGCAGCTGCACTACTGGATATTCTCCAGCATAGGCTGCGTACTTTGGCCTAGCAAAACCAACTATTTCTTTGCCTAGAAATCTTTGCTTAATCATGACCATGCCACCGTTGCGCTGATCGCCATTGCCAGAAGTATTGCCCTCAATACACAAAACGCTGTTTAAGCCAATTTTGGCAACAATACCAATGTGGCTTATTCGATCGACGCCGTCATGCGGAAAGTCCATAAAGCAAAGATCGCCCAATGTCGGGACTGTATGCCAGCGCTTTTGATCTTTCATTTTCTGCGCTCCGGCAGCTGTGCCGACCATGTTCGGTATCTTGACACCAGCTTCATTTGCGCACCAATTTACAAAAGAGCCGCACCAAGGCAATCCATTTGCACCTGTAAATTCGCCGTATTTTGTCAGGTTATCGCCTTGCTCGATCGTGCCAACCTCACCAAATGCAGCTGCAATTAGTGCTGCAGCTGTGCCTTGCGGATAAGTCATGAAAGTAATAAAGCCGCTTCATCTGCGCTTATGCCCAAGCGCTCCAGCAAAGCAGCTTTAGCCGTTGCCCTTGTTTCTAGCTCTGCTTGCATTGCAGCTTGATCATCAAGAATTGCTTGATATTTTGCCATTTCGTCGGCAGTCATGTCACGCACTTGATCGTCAATTTGAATTTTTAATTTTGCCATTTTTATTGCTCCTTAACTGTTCTGGTATCCATAGACTCGGATTGTTCCACCTGTAAGAGTTCCAGTCGTTGTTGTTAATGTAAAGGCGGTGTATTGAGTTGTATCTGCTAAATAGCCTTGTGGATAATAGATTTCATTAGTGCTAGAACTACCAGCAGCAAATCCTACAAAATGAGTATTTTTTGCAAGATTAGGGCTTTGCAATTCGAAATTGCCAGTAAGTGAATTAGTGCTGCCTAATCCTGCGCCATAAAAACTTGCAGTGTTTGAACCATTTGACCCGCCAACGGTTGATGCAGAATAAAGCGCGTTAATTTGAAATCTGTAATAGCCAGTGCTTGTTGATCCTAAAGTTAAATTTAGGACATTGTTTGCGCTTGCGACGCCACCTGAGACTGTTATTTTGTAATTGTCATAAGTTGAACTAAATGCCGAAGTTACTGTGACGCTTGAAACGGCTGAGCCAATAGTTTGAGTTTTAATTAAAGTCAATCCGCTGGCTGGTGTTGCCCATTTTAATCCAGTTGCTTCTGCTGAATCTGCCACTAGCGCTTGACCATTTGTGCCAACGCCTAAGCGAGCGTCAACAGTTGTGAAAGTAAATAGATCGCCTTTTGTAGTTAAAGGCGTTTGATCAGTTGGTGTGACCCAAGTGAAAGCCATATTGGTTGCAGAAGTTTTAGACAAAACTTGACCAGTTGTGCCGCCTTTTAACTGAGCTAGTGAAGTGTCAACAGCTTGGCCAAAGACGTCGAAATCCGCTGGCAAGTCAGTAACAAGATCAGTGGCAGTGGGCATGACCCAGCCAAAATTAGTTGTTGGATTAGCCATTTTTTCTCCTTTTTACGCCACAACGAGCGCGTGTTCCCAGTCAAGTGTGCCAGATATTGTATTCCATTGCTCCGACACACTGACGTCTTGCCATTGCATAGCTTGCAATGAAAACGCCAAAGGTGTCATTGACAAAGTAACGTCAAGCTGGTTGTAAGAAGCTCTAAACGTCCAGCCTTCAACAAAACCCAAGAAATTGCCGGCAGACATATTTAGCGGCAAGTCTGCCAGCGATATTGGCTGACCCATAAACACGTTAATAAGGCTGTCTCGATCGCTGTTGTCTAATTCAGGATTTGTCAGGGCAAAAGTTATCTGGTCAAAAATTGGCCTTGGATAAGCTCTCAAAGATAGATAAAAGGCTGCCTGAGCAGTAGCGTCCGCAAGATGTTTGATTGTGGTGTTAATTATTTGCGCAAGCCTGCCATATAACGAAATTGACGCGGCGTCGGTGTTACTTACTTCGCTGCCACTACTGACGCCATATTTGATCGTAATGGCATTGCGCAAATCGCCAGCCCTAGTCTTGATCGTTATGCCTCTACCTAGTGCTTGATTTGCCGTCAAATCTGTGTAGCCATTGGTTGCAAGATAACTGGATCTATGAGTTGAGTCTGCGTAGCTAATTTGGCCATAGGCGTTTTCGTAGATATAGCCAAGCCCAGAAGTAGCAAGAGCAGCTACTAGGTCATAGACCACTGTGGTTGATGATGAACGCTGTGCCAGCTCATAATTGCCCGGTGTGTCAATCTCGCCCAATCCAGTGTTTTCGGCATTTGCCCAAGTAATTGTCGGATCATAATTTTGCCATTGCAAAGCCGCTGGCACTTCATTCCAGCTGTTGATTAACAAATCAGTCAGAATTGTCAAGATTTGATCACCGTCAAAATCCTGCGTTAATACGCCTTCTGTAAGTGCCTTTTGAAGCCTTGCCAAAGCGCCCAAGGCAGTAATTGTCACCTCTTGCGTGTACGCGCTTGAGCCGACCTCTGAGACTGAAATTGAGACGTCTACAATCGAACCGCCAAAGATCGGCACATAGACGGCAGAAGTGTCTTGCACCTCGACCGATAGAGCGTCATTTATTTCGTACTCGATTGGCGTTTGATCAAAAACAATAAGCGTGATTGAGCAATAACCTGCCTGAGCCTGTTCATAGATATTTGTGCGCCCTGAGGTAATGTTTAGATTGGCCAAGACTGAGTCTGTCACGTCTATGCCAGCAATTTTGACGCGCCAGACTGGCGCCCATTGTGTCACTAGCCAGCACCTACCAGCGCACCTGCGCCGCCTGTACCGCGAAAGAATGAGTCATTTAAGGTGTTGACGATTGTGCGAGCTGTGCCTTCTGCATCAATTGCGCCGTTGACTGTCAAGTTTATGCTCGCAGCTGAGTCGCTACGACCTCGCAAAATTGAATTGGCTATGACAGCTGATCCTGTGGCTTTGCTTGCTGCGCTTGCCGCACCTGCCGCCGCTGTTGCAACGCCGCCGCTAGCTGACGATCCTGTGCCGCTGGTGACGGTTGGCACTTGAATTGCCGGCATTGCAGAAGTAGAAGTTACGCTTGGCACACTGACTGTTGGAATGTTTATTGTAGGCGCTGATATTTGTGAGACATTTGGCAAGAATGGCACTGAGTTGTATAGACCAATCAAAGCATTTATGCCGGCAACAGCTCCAGAAATTAACGTGTTGAGTCCACCAATAACCGCGCCAATAACGTTGATGACACCGCCAGCAATTTCGCCTACAACTTTGAACGCACCGCCAAGCACTGTGACAAGTACTGGAACAACGTACTTCTGAATAAAGTTGATGAAAGTTGTAAATTCCTCTTTGTTGTCTTTAATGGCGTCTGTAATTGGTTTAAAAAAATCTGCAAATTTGCCTAGCGCTGGCACAACCTTATTAACTACAAATTCGACTAGTGATTGAATGATTGGCAATAAGCGCGCACCGATTGACTCTTTTGCCTCGTCAAATGTAACTTTAAGAATTTCTAAACGCCCGGCAAATGTCTTTGAATTTTCAGCAGCTGCGCCGCCAAATAAATCTGACAACTTGCCTTGAACTTCGGTGAATGACATTGCTTTAAGCTCTGCGGTAGATAGCCCAATGCCTAATTTGCCAAGTGAGACTGTGTTGCCGTCATAAGCTTTGCCCAAGCTATTAGCTACCGAGTCTAAGCCCTTGCCCGTTGCTTGACTAATATCTAGCGCAAGGCTAAGCAAATCCTGAGCTTTTGTAACGTCTCCTGTAGACAAGGCAAGTCTGGAAAGTGCTGGACGCAACTTGTCATCTGTCACGCCTGTGGCTAATGATGTTTTAGTTATCTGTTTTTCAACAGAGGCAATCATTTCATTTGTTGCACCTGTGGCATTTTTTAAAGAAGTCGCTAGTCGTATTTGCGCAGCTTCGTCCTCGATCGCAGCCTTAACGCCGTCGACTGCAAGTTTTACGGCGTAAGCGCCAGCAGCTGCGGCAGCGGCAGCAAATGCTAATCCAGCCTTTTTGCTAAATTCGCCAAGCTTGCTGCTCGAATTTTCTACGTCATTGTTAGCAGTGTTTAAGGATTTTTTAAGTTGGTCAACGTCAGCAAGTATCGACAGCTTAAGCGTTCTACTTTGCGCGACCATTTAGAACTCCTTTAGGATTTTCTCAAAAGCATTTTCCCACTTTGCAATGATCTCTGGCTGAATGGCGCGCAAGGTTGGATAAATAAACCAACCGTTAGAGCCGCGACCTTTGGGGCCAAATCCTGACCAGATTGGAAATTGCTTATACTTGTTAGATCCAAATTCATTGCCGCCCCAAAGCTGCTGAGTCGTGCCACCGCCAGAAAACTTTTGCCCGGCAAAGCCAAAAGACAGCTCACCAATTTTTGAGGATTTCGAGACGCGAGATCCACGTGCAATCTTTTCGGCTGCACGTCCTCGACCAGTTGAAGTGCCAATGATTTTTTCTTGAGCAAATTCTGCCAAAGCGGCAGAAGTAACTTTTGCTTGAACTGTAGCCTCAGCGTCCATTGCTTTAAACGCACCTAAGACACGACGCAGATCAGCTTTGTCGTAAGCAATCTCAACGCTGTCGGTCATTTTGTTGCTTCTCCAATATCTCTAAAGCTGTGTAAATTTGCTCCGCCGTCTGCCATTCGCTCATTGCTATCCCAGTCGCCAAGGCTAAATCGACCAGTATGCGATTTACGCTTCCGGCGGCGTAGCTTTTGGGAGTACCTCACCGACTATCACGTCGGCAACGGTTTCGCACCAAATCTCAAAGCCCTTGACTGGCTTGCCACCAGCTTCGCGCTTCATTGCATTCCACGCAAGAAATAGCAGATCGGCAATGCCAATCTTGTCTTGTGCTTGCGAAATGGTCTGACCTGTTTTGTTTTCCCACTTCGCCCACTCTGGCGGTTGTGCGGTATACGTACCAAATTCGCCTGATGTGTACTCGATTGTTATTGGCAGTTTCATTTTGTTCTCCCGTTTCTATTGTTTGGATCAGGTTATTGTGAGAACTGGTGTTGAGGCGCAAAGCATTGCCCATGAGTCAGTCTGTGCGTCTGGTGCAGCGCCACCTGCTGTTGGCGCTACTGGGAACGCGGTACCGGCAAAACTTGCACCTGTTGCAGATACCAAAGTAAATGCAAGAGCTGTATTTGGAGCAGATGTAAATGCTGTCCACATTGCTTCAAATAGTGAACTAGTAGCGCCCCAGTCTGCAAGAAGCTCTAAGTTTAGTGTCCACTGATCGTCAATGTGCTTGTAAGCCTTGCCGTCTAGTGTTTGATAGGTAGTAATAACAGGCGCGTTTACCAGTGTGACTGATGTTGCTTGCGCGTCATAGTTGACGGTTGCAAGTGTCAAGGTAATGTCGCGACCAGTGACTATTGTTGTTGGCATTTGGTTATCTCCTTAGATTGTTTGTTGTGTGTAGTAAGTGCTGACCGCGAGATCCGCCACTAATAGATTTGAAGCTCCTACCGATTGCACTGTCGGACGCTGTACGTCTCCAACTGTGTAGCCAGCAGGCATTGCGCCCATAATCGCAATAATGAGTTGCTCTAGATTGTCTAGCGCGCCAGCAGTGTTGTTATAGGCAACAGCGGCAGTTACGACAAAGTTGATTTTGACGCGAATTTGGCTTTTGCCAATAGTTGTCGTTTCAAGGTACGGCGCGTCTGGGACAATCACGCAAGCTGGTGGAATGACTGCCTCCGGCGGTGATGAATAAACAGAAGCTGCTACGCCTGCCAAAGCTGTGGCCAGCGTGCCGCGCACGTTTGTTGCAATAGTTGTTGGTGTAGGCATTTACATGGCCATTGTTGAGACGTCAATGTAATTGCCTAAAAGGCCAATGACGCGATTTTGTAAGCTGCGACCCATTCGATAAGGCGACGGTGTGAAGTCCACGCCCTCAATCTGACCGCCGGGAGCGACCACACTTTGGAAAATTTCAACACTAACGATCGTGACCGCTTGTTCAACCGCGTCAGTGCTTGCGTAAAGTGTGGCCGCGTCCGCCCCGGATAGGTAAGCAACGCCCGCAGGGATTACCGGGCGAAAGTCAATGTTTGCATTTGTAACT